TGCAGTTGATGATATTAAATCAGCTTCAGACTGGTCATACAGAAACAAGTTTGAATCCTATGACACCCTTGCAAGTGGTGATGGGTTTGGATACGTAGCACAGCTTGCTGGTTACGCCAAAGCTGCAGGCAAGAAGGTAGGTGGCTGGTGGGTAGTGAATAAGGCCAACGGTCAGTTCAAGTATGTACCAGCTACAGGGTTAGATATGGATACAGAAGTATCTAAGATCAAAGCTACAGTAGATAAAGTAAAGGAGAACAAGTTTGAAAGATGTTTTGAACCAGTGCCTGAGACTTTTCGTGGCAAGCCCACAGGTAATAAAGTCCTTAATGACGGATGTAAATTCTGCAATTACCGTTTTGATTGTTGGGATAATATTACTGAGCGTCCTGCTGTAAAGTCACAGGCTAAGAATCCACCAATGATAAGTTACATTGGAGATGTCATTGCCTAACGCAAAACAATTTAGGGCAGCACGAAAGTATGGCTATCGTAGCGGTCTGGAACTCAAGGTATCTGACTACCTAACTGAACTCAAAGTAGACTTCTTATATGAGCAAGTAAAGATTGAGTGGGAAGACCTAGCGTACAGAACCTACACACCAGACTTCGTGCTGTCCAATGGCATCATTATTGAAACAAAGGGTATGTTCACCGCAGCAGATAGACGTAAGCATCTGGCTATTAAAAAGCAGCATCCTAACTTGGATATTCGTTTTGTGTTTGAAAGCAGCAGACGCAAGTTACGTAAGGGTGCTAAGTCTACCTACGGTGAATGGTGTATTAAGTATGGCTTTAGATACTATGACAGGATCATTCCTGAAGATTGGTTGAAGGAGAAGGGTAAGAACAAGCACCCAAAGTTTATTAAGTTTGGCGGCACAAAAGTGAAAAGGAGATAACTATGAGTATGATGGAGAAACTAGCTAAAGAAGTAAATGAGGAAGATTTCCTTATCCGTGTTAGGCCATTTGCTAATGACGAGGGTAGGTGGTCAGGTGAAGTTGACATATCTATCATGGCTATGCCAGACAATCCTATGGATGACGAAGACTATTATCAGGTTATGCACTTCGCTAAGATGATGTGTGCTGCCGTACCTGTCATGGAAGAAGTAGAAGAACTACGCAATATTGTACACGAATATGTAACAAAAGTTATTGACACAGAGGTGAATATTGATGTAGAACTAGAGGAAGAAGTCGGTGTAGAAAAGACATACGATGGTAACGTAGTACATCTATCCTTTAATACAAAGACAGGTGGTTCAGCATGAGTAGACACGAAAAGTTTATGAAGTTAATGAGGGAACAAGAGGAGTTAAAGATGGCACAAGCAAATAAACAATCAGATGTAAAACAAATGTGGCCTTCAGCAGATTCTGTTGATATGGTAAACAGTCCACCTCATTATAATCAGACAGGCATTGAGTGTATTCACGCTATCTCTGCTGCTACTGGTGATGGGTTCAAGTACTATCTACAAGGCAACATTATGAAATACCTATGGCGTTTTGACTACAAAGACAAACCACTAGAAGACTTGAAGAAAGCACAGTGGTATCTGGACAAGTTGATTGAAGAGGTAATGGCTAATGATAAGAGTTAAGATGTTCATTACCCTTGACGTAGACGAAGAAGAGTATCCAATCCCCGCTGATGGTCGAGTAGGTGAGGAGTTAGAAGACGGCATACAAGAATACTTCTATGACGTAGAAGGTGCCACCATCAGAAACATTAGAACAATAACGGAGTAAAGAGATGATTAGTAATACATTACCAACAGACTACCAGAACTTCATAGCACTTTCACGCTATGCAAGATGGAAAGAAGACGAACAGCGAAGGGAGACATGGGGTGAAACTGTCGCAAGATACTTTGATTATATGGCTGACCATCTGCTTAATAACAATGGCTATAAGCTACCAGATACACTAAGAGGTGAACTGGAAGAAGCTGTACTCAACCAGTCTATCATGCCTTCTATGAGAGCATTGATGACTGCTGGGCCAGCACTAGACCGCTGCCACGTAGGTGGATACAACTGTTCCTACGTACCTGTAGATAGCCCTCGTGCCTTTGATGAGTCCATGTACATTCTTATGTGTGGCACTGGCGTTGGCTTCAGCGTTGAGCGTCACTGCATTGAGAAGCTACCTATGGTTAGCGAAGAGTTCCACGATACAGACACAGTAATTAAGGTAGGTGATTCACGTCCGGGTTGGGCTAAGTCACTCAAAGAATTGATTGCTATGCTGTACAGTGGGCAAGTACCTAAATTCGATGTCAGCGAAGTACGTCCTGCTGGCGCACGGCTAAAGACTTTTGGCGGTCGTGCATCAGGTCCACAGCCCCTTGTTGAATTGTTTAACTTCTGTATTGAGAAATTCAAGGGTGCTGCTGGACGTAGGCTATACCCAATCGAATGTCATGACATCATGTGTAAGATTGGTGAGGTTGTAGTTGTCGGCGGTGTACGCCGTAGTGCTTTGATTTCATTGTCTAATCTTAACGATGACCAGATGGCACATGCTAAGTCAGGTCAGTGGTGGGAGAATGAAGGCCAACGTGCGCTGGCTAATAACTCTGTAGCGTACAAGACTAAGCCTGAGATGGGTACGTTCATGCGTGAGTGGCTATCGTTGTATGATAGTAAGTCAGGTGAGCGTGGTATATTCAATCGACAGTCTGCTAAGAAGCAGGCAGCTAAGAATGGTAGGCGTGAGACAGAACATGATTTCGGTTGCAACCCTTGCAGTGAAATTATCTTGCGTCCATATCAGTTCTGTAACTTGTCTGAGGTAGTAGTACGTGAGTCAGATACTCTTGCTACACTGAAAGAGAAGGTGCGCCTAGCTACCATCTTGGGTACATTCCAAGCAACACTAACTAACTTCAAGTATCTGCGTAAGATTTGGCAGAAGAATACAGAGGAAGAACGGTTGCTTGGTGTGTCGCTGACAGGTATCATGGATAACACTTTGACATCTACCACTGGTGGTAAGCTAGAGACTGCGCTAGAAATACTACGAGCAGAGGCAGTCATTGTTAACGAGGCAATGTCTAAGCAGCTTAAAATACCACAGTCTACTGCTGTTACGTGTGTTAAGCCTAGCGGTACAGTGTCGCAGCTTACTGATGCAGCCAGTGGTATTCATGCACGTCACAATCCGTACTACATTCGTACAGTACGTGGCGACAACAAAGACCCACTGACGCAGTTCTTGATTGCTGAAGGTATCCCAGCGGAGCCAGATGTAATGAAGCCTGACAGCACTACAGTGTTTAGCTTCCCAATGAAGTCACCTAAAGGTGCGGTAACACGTACTCAAATGACTGCTATTGAGCAGCTTGAACTGTGGCTTACCTACCAGCGTCATTGGTGCGAACACAAACCATCAGTAACCATCTCAGTCAAAGAGAATGAGTGGATGGATGTGGGTGCTTGGGTTTACAAACACTTCGATGAGGTGTCAGGTATTAGCTTCCTGCCATTCAGCGAACACACATATCAGCAAGCACCTTATCAGGACATTGATGCTGAACAGTACGCTGAGTTCAAGAAGAAGATGCCTAAGAAAGTAGACTGGTCTAAGCTGAGTGACTTTGAAAAAGAGGACACAACTTCAGGTGGGCGTGAGTTAGCCTGTACTGCAGGGGTGTGTGAAATAGTTGACATCGCAGCAGCTTAGTGGTAAGTTAGTTTGGAAGCGTGGGGATGGTTGGATACAGTTCAATCCCCCACGTAGCCATCCTAGCTATGAAGAATGGCAGAAACTTAAACAGAAACAGAAGGAGAATGAAAATGAATGATGAGAGCCGAATGATTACCATTGATGGTAAGGAATACAACTTTGAAGAACTAGAAGATAACCAAAAAGTTATGGTTAATCATGTTGCTTCATTGAACAACAAGATTGCACAGGCTAGGTTTGACCTAGATCAACTTACTGTAGCGCAGGATGCTTTCAGCAAGATGCTAATAGCTTCTGTAAACGAAACCCAAAGTGAAACTGACTCAGGAGAGTAGTAATGTACACATGTAATTCGTGTGGTGTCACATTAAAAGAATCTAATTGGGCTGATTCATGGAAAGAAAAAGGACGTACACAATGTAAGTCCTGTTCACAACAGTACAATAACTATTCTAATAAACGGCGTATGTATATCAATGGTAAATACATACCACAAAAACATCCTTTGTGGAAACCCGGAAGATACAAGTCGTTAGACGATGCATGGTCACATGAGCAAATTGAACGTACTACTGAGGGTGAAGTATATGCTATTGTCAATCCAGCTTTTCCTGATTGGGTTAAGGTGGGCAAAGCTGTTAATGCTGACGATAGATGTAATGGGTATCAGACATCTTCGCCTTTCCGTGACTACTCTATTATTGCCAGACTAAGTACGGACAATCGGCACGAGAAAGAGGTTGAGATGCACAGGATATTTACACACTTCTCAGAAGATCGTAAGGGTGAATGGTTTAGGATTGATAAACTAAAAGCCATTAAGATTTTCAACCACCAAGCTAAGACGTTTTTCCAACAGCTATCGAAAGGATTAGAAGATGCGGCGTAACGGACTAAGTAAGTACGATGCACCATTACGGATTCAATTTGAGTGGGGACAGGAAGCCTTTAAACGAGGTAGACTGACCTGCCCAATTGATTCCAACACAATGCAAGCAAGGGAATGGCATAGAGGTTGGAACACTGCCTACCATTTGAATCTACAAAAGGTGCTACAAGATGAACAAGCTAGAGCAAGAAGCTAAACAGTGGATGAAGGAGAAGCAAATGAGTGGTATTACAGCAGCACTATATCAACAGAAGGCTTGTGAGACAGCCATCTTCCCAAAAGAAACAGCCCTAGCGTACTTGACGTTAGGACTGGCAGGTGAAGCAGGTGAGATTGCTAATAAGGCTAAGAAGCTGATACGTGATGGGGATAACCCCGCTAAACGTGCAGAGATTACAAAAGAGTTAGGTGATGTCTGTTGGTATATCGCTGTACTAGCACAAGAACTAGGAGTTAACCTTGGTAGAGTTATGGAAGACAACATTGAAAAACTTGCAGACAGGAAAGCTAGGGGTATGCTTCAGGGTTCTGGGGACAATCGTTAAGTATATACCGTTTGTTGTACTCGTGTCTTGGTTGCTTTACGCATGTAGTATGGGTTTGGCTAATGATATATGTAACTGTGTAAAGGAGTATGATGGATGGTGGCGTTTACAATAATAGTGTTATCATACTTAATACTTATACCACTAATGACAGAGGAAGAAGGGGGCAATTAAGCCCCCTCTTTTTATAGTTTAGTTTCTTTGATATATTCTAACATCATTCTAATGTGATCTTCATTAGCAAAGCTAGGTTTTTCATCGCCCCTACCTACTTCTTGTAATAGATTAGGTAGTGCGTTTCTTGCGGCACGTCTTTCTGCAGGCTTCATTCTACGTAGCTTTTGCTGTGCCTCAAGATAACCTTGCAGCCTTACATCAATAGGATTGCCAGACTTAGGGTCTACAATACCAGTCTCTTCAGAGCCAGTTATGACAGGATCAATAGCAGCTTTATAGTCTGCCAGTATTTCTGTGATACGTCTTGTCTGCTCATCCTTAATGAAGGCATCATCAGACTTTCTATTACGTTCTTCTGCGCTACGTTTACGTGCTTCAGTACGGTAGATGCGCATGAAGTCTGGACTAGTTACTACGTCTACCATAGTAGGTAACAACTCACGCAGTACCTTTGTTTCATAGCGTTGAAAGCCCGGTGATATTGTTTTAGTACGCATCTTGTAATCACGGAAGCCTAGCTTCTCAAGGAACTTACCAGCTTCGCTTGATTCTTTTGACAAGCCAATACCAGTAAATACTTTAAGCAATGGCATCACACGTTCACGTGTTTCACCCTTTTGAAATAGCGTTTCAGTAAGTGGTATCTTTTCTTCTTCTTCTGGTGATAGCAAAGTAGAATACCCACGTCTAGCAAAAGGTTCTGCTACTTCACGTTTAAATGATTCAATGGCTGTCTCAACACCTGTTTCACCAAGCACAGGCTCTTGACGTACATCTCTATATTCTAACCCACGTTCACCTGTACCACGCTGTGCATCAATAACTTGGTTCAATGGTGTAAGATAAGTAGCAGCGTACTCACCAAAAATAGCACCAAAGGTACTGCCAATAGTCTCACCACTCTGTGCATCAGCGGTTTCAATCATCTTTGCAATATCATTAAAGACTGCATCACCTGCACCAGTACGCACGTTAACACCAAGGAATGTTTCTTTCGCATCCTTATGGTCGTACCAGTTAGATAGCGTACCATCATCGTATCGTTTAGCAGCTTCAGCAATCCATAAAGCCTGACGTAAGATAGGTGACTGTGGTGTTGTATCCATTAATGTGTCATCATCAGTACGCAGCATCTTGTAATCTGTTGGTGCGTCTTCTTGTCCACGATACATCATAGCTGCTGGCAGTATAGCACCGACACCTATCATATTACGTGATAGTTGTTTACGCTCTTTGGCGGTTAGTGGGCCTCTACTTTTTCGTGTAACTACATCTGTAGCTTTACGTAGCAGAGGTGCTGCTGCCCCGCCAGCATAGTTGCCAAAGAGTTCCATGCTATTAAACATAAAGCGAGGGAACGGCGTGATAACAGTCAGGCCATTATTAGTAATGAATGATGTAATGTTCCTGAACACTTCAGTGTCTGGCTGCTTGGCATAAGTGATGTCAAGTGCTTTTTCTGTAGCATCAGCTACAAGCTGCTTGAATGGACGCTTATCACCAATAATATCTGGCGCATCATTGAGTAGGTCATTTAACTTTCCAGCATTGATTGTTTCAATCAAGTCAATACCGTACTCATTCTTTGACAGACGTTCTAGTTCCGCAAGAAATGAACCACGTCTTACAAGATATTCCTGCCAACGGTTAGGTGTGTTAAGTACATCTACACCATCCTCAATAAAGGTTAATGCTTTGTCTAACTTACCACCGGAACCTGCACCTGTTGCCCTACGGACTTCGTTAATTTGATTATACATCATATCAAATTGCTGGCTCATGCCGGGGCGAGAAAGGATAAAGTCAGTATAGCCCTTTACCTCACTCATATTCTTAGGGTTAGTCATGTAGCGCATGTGTCTAAAGCTATCGTTCCAGTTCGCTTTAGATACTAGAGACTTTGCACCTGCACCAATACCTTCCTGCCCCATATTATACAGAGCAGTATCCATTACGTTTTGTAGTCCTTCAAGTGGCGCACGAATACCTGCTGATGACAAGTTACGTGCTGCAGTAGCGATCTGAGACACAAGCAGTCCACGCCGAATGTTCTCAGTTCTACGGACAAACTTCATAATGCCATTCTGATTATCCAGCAGTGCAGCATTACGTATGTTATCTATTTCGCCTTTAGGTTTGATGCGCTTAGATAGTTGTGAGAATTTCTGCAGCACTCTACCTGCATCACTAGCAGAGCCAAGTACCATAGTGGCATAGTCTTCATACGATAAGTCATATTTGTTAAGCAACTCAAGCAGTTCATCCGTTTGTACAACCTCTTGATTAACAGACATATCAAACAGATTATCTACCAAGCGTTTCTTTGGATTATATAATTCAGGCTTCTTTGCAATGATATCTGCAGCAGCAGCTGTAAAGGCATCTAACTTTTCAGGACGTATGACATTAATAGTAAGCGTGTCACCAGCTAAGTCTAAGAAGTCAGATACTTTATCTTCACCTTCAGCCATGTTGAGTAAGTTAATAGGCTCACCATCAATGTCTTCTAGCTTTTGTTTACCAACAGCCCGTGCTTTCTTTTCATCAATAACAAGCTGACCATTCTTTTCAACAGAGATTAGTTTGGCTTCGTCAATAACTTCGTTAATGTCATCTTTATTACGTGCGCCAATCTTCTGCTCAAACTCTTTAATATAGTCTGTAGTGATTTGCTTATTCTGTTCAGCAACATCTTTAGCCAAGGCAGCTTTTTTATTTGCTTGCTCTTGCGACATTGCTTTAGCCATTTGCACGTTCAGTCTACGGCTTTCTTTTTCTACTTGCTTGGCAGCTTGTTTAAAGTCACCGCCAAGTTTAGCACCTGTACCCAAAGCAGGCACACCTTCAAGCATAGTTAAAGTATTTTCTGACTCACGCATAAGTTTCTTTACGAATGTGTCCTTACTTACCTTACCGCCAAATACAAACTTACTAACATCTTCATATGTATCTGGATTGTTTTCAGCAAGAGATGTAACTGCGTCATCTATAAAGTCATTATAGGCTGCAGTACCTACATTAATTTTTCCACCAACAAAAATGAGTCCCCGCATAAATGCAGGGCCAGCTATTGGTGTCTGCATAATCTTTTTCATCAGGCTTGGGCTACCGTTTTCATCGGCATCACCGTTAGCATCTACTTTATCTGGCATACTAGGCACAACAACATCACGTATAAATTCATATTCTGACATGCCTTGCTCTGCCGCACCACGTGAAATAGTTTTTGCAGTGTCTGCATTTTCTTTTCTTGCTCTACCTACACGTGTATTAAGGTCTATCTTAACATCTGGTATAGCCAGCCCAAGTTTTTGCATCTGCTCACGTGCCATGTCAGCAGGTGTAGGCATATCTGTTTCAGCATCAGCAGCTTCATAGTCTATAGTAGGGTCTATAGCTTCTAATTCTTTTGCTTTTTGCTTCTCTTCTTCAGCAGCAATATCTTCTGCAGTTACACCTGTAGGCACAGATGGCCCTGTAGGCGCACTAGGTTGCGCAGCAGGGGCTATTAATGTTTCTTGTGGGGAAATAGGGGCTACGGTATCTTCACCTGCTCTACGCAGGATGCGTGGCCCTTTAACGGCAGGTCGCTGTTGCTTTGGTTCTTCTACAGCAGTGTCTTCAGTAGTGTCAACAACAGGTTTGTCTTCATCCTCTTGCGTTTTATACTGCTCTTCTATTTCAGGAGATGCATAGTTGAGTATCTTTACCATACTTACTACTCCAAGTAAGCCCAGTTATTACCCATCCATACAGCTACTGTGTCTCCTACGTAAGTATTATCTTGTGGATCATAGTACTTAACCATGCTAATGTCTCCTACATTAAACAAGGGATTACCCTGCGCATCTGTAGTTGCGCTAGGCTCAACAGCAGGATTAGTACCAATAATTTTATCTTTGTCGCCAAATTTAAATGCTTTATTTTCTAGTACGTTTCTCTTAGAAAACTTATTGAGATATGTCTGTGTGTTTGTAGCAAAGGCACGTTGCTCTACACGCAAAAAGTTTTGTAACGTTTCATCATTATTATATGCTGCAGTTGTTTTTTCTATCTCATCAATAACAGCTGGCTGTAAAGCGAAATACGATTTATATGAATTTGTACTTGATAGTTTAGCCATTAGTTGTTCACCAACAGATTGTGTAAACTCTGCGTCATAAAACGTATTCTTTACTTGATTAACGATCTTAATACCAGTACTAGGTGTTAGTGTGGTTGCATTGTCAGCATTTTCTTTTTGTTTCTTCTTTTGTAACGTATCCATAGCCATATTATAATAGGCTTCACCTTGCTTATAAGCGTCAGTTCCCTCTTTATTTGTAAGCATCAACTTTTGACCATAGGCTAATATGTTTTCTGTATTTTTAAAATCTTCGTCTTTATTTTTGTCATACTTAGAAGCAAACTCTATAGCTTCATAGCCCTCATCGTATCTGATTTGTGCTGCAGGTATGGCTGAAGTATCACGTGGTGCCATATATTCTTCGCCTAAAGGTATAGTGCTTTCTACCTGTTCGTTTAAGTCTTTGCCTAAACGCATACCAAAAGCACCCATGATACCTTTGGTTTTTGTCATAGCTTCTGGAATCTTTACAGAGAAATCTTCATCTGGTCTAAACCGATTAAAGTTATCCACAAGAGTACGTGGGTCTTTTAGTGTTTCTTCACCTGCAAAATCAATAAACTTACCGACATCAAATTTAGACCCTAGTTTTTTACGGTTTTCTTTTAGGTCTTTAACAAGTTCTGCAATAGCGTCAGCAGTACCGCCAACACCTTCAGCTGCCATAGCTGCTCTGCTGTGGCTTCCTGTCAGACTAGCGAGTTCTCTAAGATTATCTTTAAGTTCGCCACCTTTCTTTTCTGCAGCAGCAATCTTTTGCTCCCTTCTTGTGAGAGCATAAGTTTCAGCACGAGACAATCTATCCATATTCTGTTTTAAATCAAGCTGCAGCATTTTATCAAAGCCGCTAGCTAATCCTGTTACTAAGCCTGTACCAAATCCCATTATTATCTCCGTGCCATTAAGCCTTTAGGCTCTTCTTGAATAGACATTTCTTCTTCAGTATCCGTAACTTCAGTTTCTTTTTCTTCCATTTCTTCTCGCAACTCTTTTATGATTTTAGATATTTTAGCTGGGCTTACTTTATCTTTTTCAGGATTATCTAAACCAGTTACATATTTTATATCAGCACTATCTGCAATAAACATAATCATTTCAGCAATAACAGGTGATACAAGAACTCCTACGTCTATAGTATGAAGCCCTTCCATTACACTAGCTGTTTGTATAGAGTCTGCAATATCAACTACTGATACGCCCATTTCAAGAACATCTAAAACTTGATCCATAAATTCATCGGATGTTAATCTATTCATGTAATATTTAATAGCTTCATCTACGGTTGCGTATTGTGGTTTTGATTGCCACGGACGAGAGCCTAATTCCGCAGTTAAAGACTGACCCGGAATAGGCGCATCAAAATTAGGTGTAAAATCAAGAGCCATTTATATTCTCCCTACGTTCACGTATAGCTTGTAAATGTTTTTTGACACGAGTAACGGGCTGAGATAAGTCCTCATCTACAGTAATAGGCATACCATTTGTAGGAGTCAGTAATCCCCTAGTTGGTTTAGGTTTTTTTATTTCAGTTTCTTTTGCACTCATATTATAGTATGCATTAACTACAGGATTAAACTGTCTGGACATTTAACTTTTTCCTTTTACCTTCCACTACTAAATCCATAAGCTGTTTAGTACACCATTTAAGTAATGGTTTATTACTAATAAACTTAGCATATTTTTCACCATGTGTCAAGTATAGTTTGTAGAACCATCTAGGAGACTTGTGATATAACCATGTACGGAATATAAACCAACGCATATCATTATCACCATATATCTCACGAGCAACCCAACAAGGAAATCCACCGCCAAACATAGCTATTGCACCTATGGTTGAAATAAGGCTACCTACAGCAGCACCAGCGGCTGATTTAGATTGTTCATCTGCAATTGCACTACGTGTTGATGCATCTAGTTTTGCAATGGCAAGAGCATTGTTTCTATCAATTTGATTTTCTGCAGAAGTCCATGCCCACTCCATTGCGTCACCATAGAAATTCCACAGATTATCATACGCATTTTTACTGATATCTAAAATAGCACTAGCGTTCAATTCATTAGCACGGTTAAGTGCTGCAGTATCCGCTGTAGCAATTTGCCTGCGCCACTGTGCATTAGCCTGTGCAATTACAAGCTGGTTCTGTGCATTAAACTGGTCACGTTGATTGTTCAACTCAGCATTAAAACGTGCAACTGTATTCGTCTGACCTGCATTAAACTGTGATTGTGCATTTTGCTGTGTCGCATTAAACTGTGATACTTGCGCACCCAAGCTAGCAAAGAACTGGTCAACTTGGTTTTGACTAGATGCATTAAACTGACGTGCAGCATTAGCGGCAGCTTGGTCTGTAAACAGTGACTGTACACGCTGTTGTGATTTAAACAACTCAGTTTGCTGTCTGTTAGACAAGTTAGCCATATCAATTTGCAGGAAGTTCTGTGCGTTTTGTACTGCAGACTGTTGGCGATTACTTAAATTAGCTGTGTCTAGCTGTGCTAGTGCAGACGCTTCAGCCATGACCATTGCCTGCCTGTTAGACAGGTTGTTCAGGTTCATTGTATTCACAGCACGTGAGTTCTCTAACTGTACCTGCTGTTCCGCAGTGAAGTTCATGTTAGCTATGTCACCAATACGTGCAGAGTTCTGTACACGTGACTGGAAGGCTTGGTCAAACTCCTGACCCATAAACCTAGCACGTTGTTCTGCGGCAAGCATGGCACGTTGCTGTCTGTTAGATAAGTTCTGTCCTTCAAACTGTGCCTGCACTTGAGCATCTGCTTGTGCAATAGGCAGTGCAGATTCCATTGCCGCTTGAACCAGTGCTTGTCCAGCAAGAGATGAAGCCCCTAATCCACGAGCAGCCATCTGTGAAGATACGTTAAGCATAGCACCTGATGCCCACGGAGGTGTAGCACCACCTTGGAATTGCATCATTAAGTTGTTCAGTTGTCCTTGTACAGTAGCCTGTTGTGACGGTGTGGCTTGAGCAGCTTGTATCTGTTCAGTAAACTGTGAAGCTGTTTGCGCATTAGCTACACCTGAGATTAACTCACCTTGCTGTATCTGACGTTGTACTGGGTTGTTAATAAGGAAAGCATTACCCTGTGCGGCAGTCAAGTTGCCTACAGAAGATGTTGTTTGCTGTGCAGCAGTAATCTGCGCACGTGGGTCTTGTGGGTTAGCCTGTGCAGCTTGAGTGGCGTTCATTGCACTATCTACACCCGGTGCTGCTTGTGCTGCCTGCATTACATTAGCTTGTGTCTGTGCTGGCTGTGCTGCTTGGGCTGTAAGTGCCATAGCTGTAGGTGTAGCAACTGTACCTGTTAAAGCACCTGTGCCTGCGGCAATATCCTGTGATGGATCATAGCCAATGCCTGTAGCTATTGTTTCACCACCGACAGGCACACCGGGTGCGTATGCTTGCTGTACAGTAAAGTCTGTTACACCGGGCTGACCAGTTGTAGAGGGCTGTGGTGGTGTAGCAATAGGTGTGCCAGTTATGCCTGTGTAACCTGTAGTGACTGGTTGTTGTGTTGTAGTTGTAGGAGGTGTAGGAGTAGCCGCACCTGCTTGCTGTAACTGAGCAGCTGTCATGTTACCACCAGCACCGGGGCCAGTAGGTAAATTATAGGGTAGTAAAACAGATGGATTAGGTGCGGATTGCGGGTTTAAATATGTTTGTCCAGTTTGTGGGTTGTAGTACTTTGGCATTACAGCAGCACCTACTGTTAAGCCACCAGTCTGCATCTTACGTGCTACACCACCCTTTGCCATTTGCATAGCTTGGTTAGTGTAGTTTTGCATTTGTTGTTGACGCATAGGGTCTTGCGATATGTAATCTTGAAAGCCTTGCATATTACCTTGATAG